GAGGCGAGCTTCGACTGGCGCGCCGCCTTCGACGACAGCGAGGGCACCATGCTGCGCGCCCATCTTCTGAACGACGTCACCAGCTACGCATGAGGACTTAATCCATGATCCGTCTCGATCTCTCCCGCGAGCCGCGCTGGCTCGATCTCGGCCACGGTGTGCGCCTGCACGTCGGTCCGCTGACGACATCCTTGATGGCGGCGGCGCGCAGCGATCCCACCGTCACCAGCCTGCCCGAAGGAGCTTCGAACGAGACCATCGCCGTCGCCATGGCCAAGGCGCTCGCGCGGCTCGTGGTCGAGGACTGGGAAGGTGTCGGCGACGCCGACGGCAACCCTGTGCCGGTCACGCCGGAAGGGATCGACGCGCTGCTCGACATCCTGCCGCTCTTCGAGGCCTTCCAGCTGCGCTACGTCTCGAAGGGTCTGCTGCTGGAAGCGGAAAAAAACGACTCCGCGCCCTTGCCGAGTGGCATTTCAGCGGGGGCGACCAGTATTGCCGATCCTGTCGAGGCACCTGCGGCGAATGCCCATCCGTCCTGAACCGCCCCGTCACGATTGAGGGTTGGCAGGTCTGGGATCTGGCCCTGCGGCTCACGAGCCAACTGCGCGTCATCCCCGGCGCAGTCCTGGGGCTTGACATGAATGCGGCCCTCGCGATGGCCGAGGCGCTCGGGCTTAACACACTCATCTGCGCGGAACTCTTGCCGGACATCGAGGCAATGATGGTTCGCGGCCTCAATGCGCAAATGAAAGCTGAACACGATGGCTGAGAAACGCGTCTCCGTTCGCCTGGCCGTCGTGGGTGGCCGTGAGGTGCGCGCCGAGTTGCAAGGCATCGGCGATGCGGGTGAGCAGGGCATGCGGCGCCTGTCCCGCGAAATGGATGCCGCCAACACGCGTGTCGCCGCCTTCTATCGCCGGCTCCAGATCGCCGCCGCCGCCGCTGCCGCTGCCTTCGCCGCGGGCGCGGCTGCCATGATCCGCTCAGGCCTTCAGGTCGTCGACGCACAGGCCAAGCTCGCCCAGTCGCTCGGGACCACCGTCGAGAGCATTCAGGTGCTGGAACGCGCCGGCGAACTGGCTGGCGTCTCGATGTCGGGCATCGAGCAGGCGACCAAGGACCTGACGCGCCGCCTCAGCCAGGCGGCTGCCGGGACCGGTCCGGCAGTCGCGGCGCTCGAACGTCTCGGGCTCTCGGCGTCAGCCTTGCTCGCCCTGCCGCTCGATGAGCGTGTCGGCCGCATCAACCAGGCGATCCTGGACTTCGTGCCCGCCGCCGAGCGTGCAGCGGTGGCTGGTCAGCTGTTCGGCGAGGAAGGCAGCATCGCCATCTCCCGGATCGACACAGGCACGCTTCGGCAGGCGACGCAGGACGTTCGCGATTTCGGCGTGGTCGTGTCGGAACAGGACGCCGACCAGATCGAGCGGACGAACGATGCGATCTCCCGGCTCGGTCTGATTTGGCGCGGGTTGTCGAACCAGCTTGCCGTTGCCGCCGCACCCGCGCTTGAAGCCGTCGCCGACGCGCTCGCGGCGATCTCACGCACGACCGGTCCGCTCGGGCAGGCCATCCGCCTTTTGTTCGACAATATCGGCCGTCTCGCTTCGATCGCTGCAGCCTTCGCCGCCTTCATGGCCGGGCGCTGGGTCGCCGGCATGGTCGTGGCCGCCGCCTCGGTGCGAGGCCTCGCCACCGCGCTGGTCTTTCTGCGCGGCGCGTTGATCCGAACCGGTATCGGTGCGCTCGTCGTGGCGGCGGGTGAACTGATCTACCAGTTCGGCCGACTGGTGCAGGCGACCGGCGGCTTCGGTGCCGCGCTCGGCCTTCTGGGCGACGTGGCCCGTGAGGTCTGGGACAGGATCGGGCTTCTGGCCGGTGTCCTTCAAGCGCGCGTCAGTGCTGCCTGGAGCGGCATTCAGGCAAGCATCGCCGACGCGCTGCAGGCGTCGCTCGAGGCCGTCGTCGCCTTCGGCAATCGCACCATCGGGACGTTTCAGGGTGCTTTCGATGCGATGGTCGTCATTTGGAGCAACCTGCCCCGGGCGATCGGCGATCTGACGATCCAGGCGGCGAACGCGCTGATCGCCGGGCTGGAGTCGATGCTCAATGGCGCAGTCGACGGCATCAACGGCCTCCTGGAAGGCGTCAATGCCGGTCTGTCGGCGATCGGCATCGAGCGGGCGATCGAGCTGGTGCCGGACGTCGATCTCGGCCGGATCGAGAACGAGTTTGCCGGCGCAGCGAGCCGGGCTGGCAACGCCGCGCGTGATGCCTTCGCCGCCGCGTTCGAGACGGACACCTTCGCGGCACCGGATTTCGGTCTGTCGGCCTTCGCCGGGGATGCGCGCGCCGCCGCTGACAGTGCGCGAGAAACGGCAGCGGCGCTGGGAGAGCTGGTGGGTGCGCCCCTCGCGTCCATCGCCGCGCTCCGGGAGGCGATGGCAGGGGCAAACACCGAGATCGACAACGCAGCCGTGGCGACGGAACGCCTCGATGAAGCCTTTGCAGCCATCGGCGGCACTGGGGGCGATGCCACGGGGGATGGCGAAGGCTCGGCCGGTTCCGCTGCGCGTGCCGCGCAAGCAAGCCGGGCCGCCGGTGAGGCGGCGGCTACGGCGGCCACGCAGGCCGCGACCGGCTGGGCGGCGGTTCGCGAGGAGCTCTCGCGCTATGCCAGCGAAGCGATGGACTGGGGCAAAGGGCTGGGAAGCGCCCTCACCAGCGCCTTTCGCAGCGCCGAGGACGCCATCGCCAGCTTCGTGACCGGCGGCAAGTTCGACTTCAAGGCGCTCGCCGATAGTATTCTGGCTGACATCACCCGCATCGCGGTTCGCTCCGCGATCCTCGGCCCACTGGCCAATGCACTCGGCGGAGGCGGCGGAGGACTGCTCGGCGGCTTGTTCGGGGGCAGTGGCGGGCTGTTCGCCGGCATCTTCCATCAAGGCGGCGTCGCCGGTGGTCCCGCCCAGCAGCGGCTCGTTCCGGAACTCGCCTTTGCAGGCGCGCCGCGCTTCCACGACGGCGGTGTCGCGGGGCTTCGTGCCGACGAGGTGCCTGCGATCCTGCAGCGCGGCGAAATGGTGCTGTCGCGCGCCCAGCTGGCAGCGATGGGCTCGGCCCGTGAATCCCGTCCGCCCGTCAACGTGGTGATGAACATCTCGACGCCGGACGCCGGCAGCTTTCGCTACGCCCAAGGGCAGATCGCCGCTGACGCTGCCCGCGCCATGGAGCGGGCCCGACGTAATCTCTGAATTGGGCAATCTCTGACGGATCGACAGATGAGCGGCTTTCACGAAGTTCAGTTCCCGCCAGACATTTCCTACGGGGCGTCCGGCGGCCCCGGCTACTCGACCACCGTGGTGACAACGGTTTCGGGACACGAGCGGCGCAACGCCAACTGGGCCGCCGCACGGGGCAAATGGAACGTGGCGCACGGTCTGAAGAAGCGCGAGCAGGTGGCCACCCTCATCGCCTTCTTTCGCGCGCGACGCGGACGCGCCTGTGGTTTCCGCTTCAAGGACTGGACCGACTACCAGGCGCTGGCCCAGCTGATCGGGCAAGGCGACGGCGTGACCAAGACGTTCCAGCTCGTGAAGACCTACGCGAGCGGCGGCGAGGTCGAAACCCGGGTCATCACCAAGCCCGTGCCCGGAACGGTGAAGATCTATCGCGACGGCGTCGAGGCGGTCTCGGGCTGGAGCCTGAACACGGCGACCGGGCTCGTGACCTTCACCGTGGCACCCGCATCCGGCGTGCAGGTGACCGCGGACGTCGAGTTCGACGTGCCCGTTCGCTTCGACAGCGATCAGATGGACCTCACCATCGAAACCTATCAGCTCGGCAGCTGGGGCCAGATCCCGGTGCTGGAGATCAGACCATGAAATCGACCTCGGCAGCACTCGCGACCCACCTCGCCGGGCCGGTGACGACGCTCGCCACCTGCTGGCGCATCTCGCGCGTCGACGGCAAGGAGTTCTTCTTCACGGACCATGACCGCGATTTGTCGTTCGAGGGCACTGTCTACAAGGCGAGTTCCGGTTATTCGCGCACTGCGATCGCCAACGATGCGAGCCTCAGCGTCGACAATCTCGATGTCGAGGGCGTCTTCGACAGCGAGGCGATCACCGAAGAAGAGCTGCGCGCCGGTCTGTTCGATCAGGCCGAGGTGCGGATCTTCCTGGTCAACTGGGCGGACCCCGCCATGGGCGCTCTCCGGATGCGCCGTGGCTGGTTCGGCGAGGTCGTGCTGACCGAGCAGGGTGTTTTCCGGACCGAACTGCGCGGCATGACCCAAGCGCTGCAGCAACGCATCGGCGAACTCTACAGCCCGGAATGCCGCGCCGATCTCGGAGACCATCGCTGCAGGGTGCCGATCGCGCCGCCGGTCGTCGCGCGCAGCACGGCCTACGCCGCGGGCGACACCGTGCGGGTCAATACGCTCCGGCCTTCTGTCCCGCTCGCCCTCGTCAACGCGGGCCTCGACACCGGCGACCTCAGCGGCTGGACCACGCTCTCGGGCGCGGCGGCGGTCAAGACCTCGGACGGGATCGGCCCGCAGGCCGGCACGCATTTCCTCGAGGGCGCCAACCCCTCGACCGCCGGGTTCGCGGTCGAGCAGGTGGTCGACATGAGCGCGGCTCTTGACCTCGCGGCGGTCGACGCTGGCGGCTACGTCTTCGACTTCGCCTGCTGGCGCGCTAACAGCGCCGGCGACGCGAACGACCAAGGCCGCGTGCTCGTCGAGCTGCTGGATGCCGCCGACGCGGCCCTCGCCGTCGCGCTCGACACCGGAGCCGAGGCGATCAGCCCGGTGAGCACCTGGGTCGCACGCAGCGTGACCGGCGCCGCCGTGCCGGCCGGCACCCGCAAGGTCCGCGTGACGCTCACCGGCGCCTTCGTCAGCGGCTCGGTCACAAACGCCGCCTTCGACTCCCTGAGCGGCCTGTTCCGCGCGCCCGAGGTCACGCAGGAGTTCTACGAGAACCGCATATATAAGTGCGCCGCCGCGGGGACCACGGCAGCGGCGCAGCCCTTCTACAACCCGACGGTCGGCCAGCAGACCACCGACGGCACGGCCGTGTTCGAGGCCGAGGAGGCCTGGACGCGCCACGGCGCGGTCACCGCCGTCGTCGACCGGACCACCTTCGACATCGCGATTGACGAGCCGCGCGCCGCCGACGGCTGGTTCGCCGGCGGCGTTCTGACCTGGGAGTCCGGTGCCAATGCCGGGCGCTCCTGCGAGGTGCGCGACTGGGTCGAGGCGAGCAGTCGGATCACGCTGTTCCTGCCGCAGCCCTTCGCGATCGAGGTTGGCGACAAGTTCCGCGCCTACCCCGGCTGCGACAAGCGGCTTTCCACCTGCACCGGCCGGTTCGCCAACGTCTTGAACTTTCGCGGCGAGCCGCACCTGCCGGGCCAGGACGCCATGCTGAGCTACCCCGATGCCAAGTAGGGACGATGTCGTGACTGCGGCACGTGCATACGTGGGCGTCCCGTGGCGCCACCAGGGCCGAAGCCGCCGGGGGCTCGACTGCGCGGGGCTGGTGGTGCTGGTCGCCAAGGACCTGGGCCTTTCCGACTACGACACCACGAGCTACCGCCGGCATGCCCAGGGCCAGGCCTTCGTCGAGCACTTCCGCGCCAACATGGACCCGGTCCCGGTCGCCGAGATGCGCCCGGGCGACGTGCTCTTGTTCGCCGACGGTGCCTACCCCTGCCACGCGGGTATCGTGAGCGAGCGGCACGGCGTGTCCTACCTCGTGCACGCGCATGCGACGCGCCGGAAGGTGGTCGAGGAACCCTACGCCGGCGAGTGGCCGGGCAAGGTCAAGTTCTGCTTCCGCTTCCGCGGGCTCGACGGGGCGTGCCCCGGACGGCGATCCGGGGACTGATCCATGGCTATTTTGGTGGCAGTGGGCGGGGCCGCGCTCGGCTCCGCGATTGGCGTCGGCGCGTCCGCCGGCTGGCTGGTTGGCTCGGTGGTCGGCAACCTCCTGTTCCCGCGGAAGGGCCCCGACATCGTCACCGAGGGGCCGCGCCTCGGCGACCTCACGGTCACGTCCTCGGCCTATGGCGCGCCGATCGGGATCGGCTACGGCACACTCAGGATGTCCGGCAACATGATCTGGTCGGCCGGGATCCGCGAGCAGAAGAACGTCAGCCGCACCCGGACCGGCGGCAAGGGTGGCGGGGGCGGCGGCAGCCAGACCACGGTCACCTACTCCTACTTTGCCTCCTTTGCGCTCGCCTTCGGCGAGGGCCCGGCCGAGGACGTGCTCCGCATCTGGGCGGACGGCAAGCTGATCTACGACAAGACCGGCCAGAACGCCGACGTCGCGAAGTCCGGCCTCAATTTTCGCTTCTATCCCGGCGACGAGGACCAGCTCCCGGACGGGCTGATCGAGTCCCATGTCGGCGAAGGCCAGACGCCGGCGCACCGCGGGCTCTGCTACGTGGTGTTCGAAGACCTGCCGCTTGCCGACTACGGCAACCGCATCCCCAACATCACCGCCGAGATCACCTTCCGAAAGACCGACGAGAAGCCGTATCAGCTCCTCGACTTCATCACGACAGGGGAAGGCGGGTACTTCGGCTCCTACCAGATCGACGATCTCGCCGTCGACTGGCGCCGCGGCTACGGCTACTTCGTCGACAGCGACGTCAACGCCGCCTCGGCCGGCATCCGCCGGTTCGACCTCCGCACCATGCGCGAGGACCGGCAGGCGCGCATGAGCGACGTGACGAGCGTCTCGCCCAACAACTTCCCAGAGACGCTCTTCTGCGGCGACGACGGTCACCTCTACCTGACAACCGGGTCGAGCAACTCGAAACCGATCCTGCGGGTCGATCCGAACTCGCTGAAGGAGGTCGGCCGCTTCGGCTTCTTGTCGACGGGGCTCTCGAATACTACCACGCGGTTCGTGGCGACGAGCAGGCTCGGCATGGTCTCGGCCTACGGGGTCCAGGGCCGCGTCGACTTCCTACTCGCGGGTTCAATCTTCGACGATGTCGGGCTCCTGCGCGCGGACAGCATGGGCTACGTCTGGGGCGCGGGGCAGACCGTCGACGAACCTCGCGTGCGCGGCTGCATCGGCGGCAAGACGGGTGAAGGCTTCGGCGAGGGCTGGGTGCTCGGCAGCGGCACCGGCACCAACCACGGCCAGCTCGCCCTCTACCGCATCAGGGTCTCGGCGACCGCCGTCTACGATACGCTGATCGGCAGCAGCCTCGGGGTCGCCTGGCAGAAGCTCGCCACCTTCGCTGCCGCCGACTTCGAGGCGGGCGCGACGGGGTTCTACGAAGAAGCCGGCGCGCTCTCTTACGACGCGACCGACGACTCCGTCATCTTCCAGGTGCGTATCTCGAACGGCGGATCCGCGGGGAACATCTACACGGTGAAGTACCGCGGCGATATCGGTATCGTCTGGAAGACCGTCACGCCGATCCAGATCAACTATGAGGGTCCGTTCTTCGGCCAGAGCCGAATCCGCGGCCAGCGCTGGTCGCTGATCCGCAGCACCCACGTCGTGCAACTCGATACCGCGACCGGCGCTCTCGTCCTCGACGAGACCTGGCCCGGCGTCGTCGAGGAGCAGGGCTCCCAGGTCTACGACTCCGTGACCGACACGCTCCTCGTGCGCAGCACGAGTGGCTGGGCGCGGCTGTTTCTCAACCGCGGCGGCGGCGCGGGCGAGGCGCTGTCCGCCATCGTCGCCGACCTCTGCGGCCGCGCCGGGCTCGGTCTTGCCGACCTCGACGGGGCCGAGCTCACCGACGTCGTGCCGGGTTACGTGATCGGCCGCCAGACCACGGTGCGCGGCGCCATCGAGCCGCTCGCCAACGCCTGGTTCTTCGACGGCGTCGAGAGCGACGACGTGCTCCGGTTCAGGAAGCGCGGCCGGGCCCCGGTCGCGACCCTCCGGCAGCAGGACCTCGTGCCGCTCGACGAGGAGCGGGCCGAGGCCTGGCGCGAGCGGCGCACGCAGGAGGTGGAGCTCCCCGAGCGGGTCTCGGTCCTCTACATGGACAAGGGTGCCGACTATCAGCAGGGGGCGCAGTCCGACAAGCGTGCCGCACTGCCCGTGCCCACCATGCACTCGCGCGACCAGGTGCGCGTGGATCTCCCTATCGCGCTCGACGCCACCACGGCCAAGCGCATCGCAAGCCAGACGCTCTACGCCGCCTGGATCGAGCGCTCGTCCTACGAGGGGCGGGTGCCCTGGACGTGGCTGCTGCTGGAGCCGACCGACGTGGTGGACGTGACCCTCGACACTGGGGCGGTGTTCCGCAGCCGGATCGTGCGCACCGACGTGGGCGCCGACTTCTCGATCGACCTGCGGGCGGTCTCAGAGGACGCGCCGGCCTACGTCTCGACGGTCGTGGGCGATGCCGGCGCCGGCGTGCCGGCGCAGGCCATCGGCGCCGCGGGCGCGACGCGGCTCTTCCTCCTCGACCTGCCGCTCTTGCGCGACGTCGACGACATGGGCGGCGCGGGCTCGCGCATCTACTACCTGATGGCGGGCTACGGCCCGCCCGGCTGGCCCGGCGCCTCGCTGTATAAGAGCGCCGATGGGAGCTCCTGGACGCGCGCCGGCACGGCGCTGAACGAAGCGCCCTGGGGCGCGACCGCGAAGGCTCTGGGAGACCCGCCGTCGCTCTTCGCGACCGACGAGGCCAACGCGCTCACCGTGTTCATGACCACGGGCGAGGAGCGGCTGGAATCGGTGACCCAGCTCGAGATGCTGAACGGCGCCAACGCCGCGATCGTCGTCAAGGCGAACGGTGAGCCCGAGATCATCCAGTTCCGCGACGTGACGCAGAACCCGGACGGATCGTTCACGCTCATGGGGTTGCTGCGCGGCCGGCGCGGCACCGACGCCTTCGCCGCCGGCCACCAGGCGGGCGAGCTCTTCGTTCTGCTCGATGCGGACGACGTCGAGGCGACGACGCTGGGTCTCGGCGAGCTCGGTCTCTCCCGATCCTGGCGCGGCGTCGGGTTCGGCACGCTCTTCGAGGACGCCGACACCGAGACCGTCATCAACACCGGCCGCGACCTTGCGCCCTACGCGCCCGCGCACCTCCGGGGAAGCCGGAACGGCGGCGGCGACCTCACCATCACCTGGGTGCGCCGCACCCGCATCGGCGGCGATTGGCGCGACGGCACCGGGCAGGTCCCGCTCGGCGAGACCTCCGAGGCTTACGAGCTCGACGTGCTCGACGCGCCCGGCGGCGCCGTCGTGCGCACGATCACCGGGCTCGCCAGCCCCACGGCCGTCTACACCGCAGCCGACCAGACCGCGGACTTCGGCGCGCCACAGTCCCTCGTGCACGTCACCGTCACCCAGATGAGCGCGGTCGCCGGCCGCGGTTTCCCAGCAACAGCGAGCCTCTGACATGCCCACGCCCAATCTCGGCATCGCCCACATCGCGGCTTCCCAGAACCAGAAGGAGGTCACCGCCAACGACGCCTTCGACCGTCTCGACGAGGCGATGAACGACACCGCCCCCGTCGACTGCTCGGCCGGCAACACCAGCGTCGACGGCGCGACCTTCACGCGCAACTTCGAGCTGGTGCTGACCGGCACGCCGGCCGCGGCCTTCACGCTCAGCGTGCCCGACGGCAAGCGGTTCTTCCTGGTGCGCAACGCCACCGCACAGGTCGCCACCGTCCAGCGGGCCTCGGGCGGCGGCTCGGTCAACCTCACCGCGGGCCAGCGGCGTCTCCTCTACAACACCGGGACCGAGATCCTCGCCGCGGCGCCCGATGCCGCGGTGACCGGCGGCGGGGGCAGCGGGGGCGCGAGCGGCGCCGGCTTTCGCGGTGCGGTGGTCAAGCTCAGCGCTGATGCCAGCATCGCCAACCAGGCCCAGACCGCGGTCGGCTGGGCGACCACCCTGTTCGACACCGACGGGTTCTGGAGCGGCGGCAACCCGACCCGCCTCACGGTGCCCGCCGGCGTCTCCAAGGTGGTGGTCGTCGCCGGCGTCCAGTGGGGGGCAAGCGCCACGGGCGACCGCTGGATCGAGGTGCACCGGAACGGCGTCGAGGTCGAGGGGCTCCCCGGCAGTCTGATCGGGCCGCTCGGGAGCAGCAGCCGGGCCCGGCAGGCGGTCGTCTCCGCCCCGATCCAGGTAAGCCCGGGCGACTATTTCGAGCTCGTGGTCTGGCAGAACAGCGGCGGCGCGCTCGCCGTCGAGGCCGACCCGCAGAGTTGGTTCGCGGTCATGGCGGTCGACACCATCGCTCAGGCCTCGGAGGCCCGCGCGGTCCAGGTCAAGCGCTCCACAGACCAGGCGGTCGCGACCTCGAGCATGACCGCGGTCGCCTGGGAGGCGGCCGAGTTCGACGACGGCGCCATGTGGTCGGGTGGCAGCCCGACGCGCCTCACGGTCCCGGCGGGCGTCTCCAAGGTGCGGCTCAGCGCCAACCTGCGCTTCGCCACCACCTCGAGCGCCGGCTATCGCTTCGTCCGCATCACGAGGAACGGGGCCAGCTTCGCCGGCCGGGCCGAGGATCTCGACACGGTACCCACCAACGGTGACAACGCGCTCTCGGTGACGACCGGCATCGTCCCGGTCCAGCCCGGCGACTACTTCGAGCTCGAGTGTTGGCAGAACTCGGGCGGCAGCCTCGGCGTCGCCGCCGGCGATGCCACCTGGTTCAACATGGAGGTGGTGGAACGGGTCGCGCCCGCCTTCCGCGGGGCGCTCGTCAACCTCACCGCCACAGAGCCGGTCCCGAACTCGACCGACACGGCGCTCGCCTGGGACGCCGTGGTCTACGACACCGATGGCTTCTGGTCGGCCGGTAATCCGACGCGGCTCACCCTCCCCGCCGGTGTCACCAAGGTGCGGCTCAAGGGCAACATCAGCTGGGGCTTCGGCGGCGCCGGCTATCGGCACGTCTGGGCCAACAAGAACGGGGCGCTGTTTCCCGGTGCCGCCAAGGAGAGCGATGAGGGCGACAGCGGCGTCCAGAACTTCGGCTGCGCCGTTGTGCCGGTCGTCGCCGGCGACTACTTCGAGTTTTTCGCCCGCCAGACTTCGGGCTCCACCAAGAATGTGCTCGCCGCTGCCGACACTTGGTTCGCGATCGAGGTGGTCGAGTAGCCGCGGTCTCTCATCGCCGAATGGATTGGACCCGTCGCGAGGCGGGTTTCGTGTGTTTGGAGAAACCTTATGAGCGACGGACCGGAGGACGGGAGGCTGGTGCGCCTCCCGAGGGCGGAGCTCGAGCGGCTGCTGAGCCAGGCGGCCAACCGCGGCGCCAGGCAGGCGCTCAGGGACATCGGTCTCGACAATGGTGAGGCGCGCGAGGACATCCGCGATCTGCGCTCGCTGCTGGATAGCCTACGGCTCGCCAAGCGCACGGCCGTCCAGACCACAGTCCGGCTGATCACCGCCGGTATCCTGCTCGCCCTGATGGCCGGCATCGCCATCAAGCTGAAGCTGTTCGGCAACGGTCCCTGA